ATCTAATAGTGGTAATCCGAGGTCGCTGCGGCGCTCGTTTACTGTTTTTCCTGCGCTGGTAACTTCGATTTGTGCCTTGCGTGCGCTCGCTTCGTCGTCTTGACGCTTGCTTGGCATGAGGCGGAACTCTAATTCGCGTGGCATGCCTAGATAAGCGTATGACAAGTTGGTAATCATTTTGTTGAGCCAATTTACGAGAGGCTGAACTCCGAGTGCCTCTGCGCTGCCGGCCTTGCCTTCTTCAAATCCTGCTCCGCCTAGTCCGCCCTTTGGATTGTAACCAATCTCTGTCGGTTGTACTCCGAAGTGACCGCAGATGGAAGCGATGAGGAATTCGTCGAGTGTGTCTTTGAACTTCTCGCCGTATGAGTCGTTTGTGATTGGTGTAATACCCGTTGGTAATAGGCGTGCGCGCTTGCGCTGCTCTGTCTGCCCGGCCAAATCGTCGTTGAGAATGTTTTCCCAAGCTCTTAGCAGGTCAGGGTTTGTTCCCCATGTTGCGTCTGTGCTGAACATCAGTTCCGGCATGACGCCGTCTGTGTACTCCGCGCGAATCCATTGCTGTCTGCGTAGGTAAATGTCTGCTAGTGGTAGCGCTCGCTCAACCGGGCTGTATCCGTACACGCTTGTTGTTCGGCGGTTGCGTACTAGGTATGCAAGGTCGTCCGAAGTAAACTCACCGTCCACTTTTGGGTCGTCTTGATTTGCGCTGAACTCTGCTCTCGGGAAGCCGTAAAGTATTTGCTGGTATGCCGCTTGCGGTGTCATTGGACGCATGCCTCTGTCGTCCAGCATAGGTTTAATCGTCGCTCCGTCGAGGATTTGCAGCCCGTACAGGTCGCCTCCTACTGTCTTTTGTGGCCAAATGGCAAGCGCGTCAATTACGAGGATTTCCTCTAACGCGATGTTGAGCCAATCGGTGAATGTCAGACCGTTTGCTTTGTCCGGGTTTTCCCAGAAGCTGCGCACGCGGTTTATTTCGTCGTTCAATTCTTCGCGCGCTTTAATCATGGCGCGTACATGGTCGCCTCCGCTTTCAGCAACTATCTTTTCACTTGCGTCGTTGCCGAGGACAATGTCCCACTCTAGGCCGCTGGTCTTTCCCTTAATTACTTCCACGCATCGGCGGAGAATGTCTATTTGGTCTGCCGCTGCTCGTAGTGTCTTGAATGGTACTAGGCGCGTCTCTGTGATGTTGATGTTTTGCGCTACTTGGTATTCGTAGCGGCGCGGTTCCGGTCTTCCTGTTAATGGATTTACTGGGTTGATTGCGCCCGGTGTAATTGGGATACCCGGACCGAAGGGTATTCCTGCTAGGAGAGGACTTCGTGGGAGTGCGTTTACCGTTCCGTAGTTTTGCCCGATTGCTCCCGGTACTGCGTTTCGCATTTGCTGTTCGTTCATTGTTACTGCGCCCGCTGGAAGGTTCGGAGCCTTTTCAATGTCTGTTGTTGCGATTGCTTTTGCGATACGGTCGCGTAGACCCATTTGTATCTCCCTAGTTAATGCCCCTTGTATTTCAGGCTTGCGTAATCATAGCAGTACCGCACTTGAAACATCGTATTGCACTTTTCGGCATCGGTAATCCGCAACCCGTACAGAAGTTTGCCAACGCGCTGAAATAAGTAGCTGCGCTGCTTGTTCCAATTAGGCTACTAAATCCCTGCACCATTGCATCTAATCTATCCGGGCTATCCGGTGAATCCGGTGTCCAATTCGTCATCTGCTCTTCTAGTTTGTCGAAATTACCCACATGCTTAATTCGGCCTTGTTCATACATCGCCGCTACCGGCTCTGCGCGTAACTTCTTTCCAATGTGTACTCGTACTTCCTGAATCGGTAGGCTCATGTCCACTTGCCGTAGAACTGCGCTGACCATGTCGCCTCCCTGATTTACTTCCACAAGGATTGAGTCTGCTTTGTGTGTACGGAAGACTTCTACCGCCTTTTGCGCCCATTCGTTAGGGCTTCCCTTAAATGAGTAATCTGCAATTACATACCCGTTGCCAGCTGCGTCGCTTCCCACAACAATAATTCCTGTTTCGTCGCTGTCTTTTGTGTTAGTTACTGCCGGGTCAATGCTTACCGCTATGCGTGCTAATGGCGGTGCGCTCTCTACCTTGTTGCGGTCAATTACTCCCCTTGTCCACAACGCGCCTTCTACATCGTCAAGTATCTCGCCGTATAACTCCTGCCGGCCTAGTCTTGTTCCGTTGTATCGCGCTTGTAATTCTACGAGCGCGCTCGGTGCTAGGTTTGCCGCGTTATCAAATGTGCTTCCTCGTACAACTTTTACGCTGTTATCTGTTTTCGCCATCAACTGTCTAATTAGCGGAATCGGTCTTGGTGTTGTTGTAATTACTGTCTTCGGGTGGTCGCCTAGTCGTAATCCGAATTGCAGCTGGTCGTATGTGTCCGGGTATCTCCATGCCGCCAATTCGTCGCACCACGCTCCATGATGTTGCGGACCACGCAATCGGTCAGGCTCATCTGCCGAGAAGAGTTTAATCCTGCTCCCGTTTGTCAGTTTAATGTCTCCGGTTGAGCGGTTGTAATAATCTAGCGCCCCGTATTGGTGCAAGATTGGTATTAGACCGCTCTCGCCTTCCGCGCATGTATCTCTCACATCGCCAAATGTCGGTGCAATTACCGCCCAGCGTGACCAATTCTGCGTTAGCGCTTGCCACACAATCCACTCAGCTGCGGTGCGTGTCTTTCCTGCGCCTCGCCCTGCTAGGTATAGCCAAACCGACCAATCGTTTTCCTCAGTTGGTAATTGCTCGGGTCTCGCTAATACCGCTTCCCATGTTGCCCTGCGCGCCGCGAGATTGTCTAATGATTTCAATAATTCGGGCTGTGTGTTCAATAAGTTGCTGACCCTCATAAACTGTAACCTCCGCTGTAATCTTCGTTGGAGCGTCTAACCCCAGTAGTTTGATTTCCTTCTCCGCTATTCTCAACGCTGAGTCAATCGCTCTCAGGTCGCCTTCTTTCGCTCTAGGCCATACCGCCATGTGCATACGCTCAAACCTATCCAGCATCATCATTCTGTATTCGTCTAGGCTCGGTTGCACCATTCGTCCAGCTGCGCGCTGGTACATCTTGTACGCTCCGCTTGCGTTCCGGAATCCGACTTCGCGTGCAATCTTCTCCCAAGTTACTCCCGCTCTGCGTAACTCGATAATCTGCAATTCTTTATCCAGTACCGATGGAGATGGCGCTTTTTTCCCGCTCATGTGTTTCCTTTTCCGTAGGATAAACAGTCTTCCATAATTTGAGTAATCTCGCTAGCCGGTCTTCCTCCCGGTAGTGCTATCGCTCCGTACTCTTCCGCTAGGTTCCGGTGCTTCGTTGCTCTTCCCTTTGCCCATGATGGGTTTTGCGTCTTTCCTGTTTCGGCGCTTCTTGCTTCTCTTCGTGCAGCTGCCGTCGCGTCATCTGTGTTCAAGTAGAATAAGTGCAGTTTGCCATGCCGCTTTGCTAAGTCAAAGAATGTCCGGCTTGCCAGTCTGTCGCCTTCTCCGTAAATAACTGCTCCGTCTTGCTCTGCGTCTTGGTAGAACTGTGGCATAAGTGTAATTACAGTATTGCCTAGCGTGTCTGTTCCGCTGAAATGCTCTCTATCCCAGCCTAGAGAATAAGTTTTTCCTAGTTTTGGCGCTTCGTATTCTTGGTACTTGAACGGTTTGTCGTACATGTTCACCTTCGCCCAATTCTTTTGAAGCTCTTTTGTTAAGGTTGTTTTGCCGCTTCCCGGCTGCCCTATCAGGTAGATAGTGTCCACTTCATCGCCTCTCGCTTCGGTTCGCTTCCCACAATCCAGAATAATGATGTTCCGTCAGGCTCGTGATACCAACTGAACGCTCCCGGATTGCGCTCCATGTACTGCAACGCTTTGCCTTCGTAAGTAGGGTGAAAGTCAATTCCGCTTTTCTTGAATGGCATTTTGTCGCCGTAAGAACTGAACTTCGTATGGTGCAAGTCGTAATGCATTAGGAGTATCTGCCCGTCAGTCTGATGTTCGTCCTCTAGGTCTTTATGGTGCATGTAGCGTCGTCGGTATTTATCTCGTATTACTAATCCCGTTGCGCTCTCAATCTTTGCCAGCCGTTCTTCAATCATCTTTAGGCGTGTCGGACCAATTCCAAATAGCGTTACCTTCTTGATGTTTGTCTTGTATTTGGCTAGGCCGTACAGGACGCTAACGCAGCTGTTGCAGCTGCCGGCGGTCATGGCTAGGTGCGTTACTTCGTCAGGAATGTTTTGTACCTGATACGCGCCTATTTCATGGAACGCACTTACTTCGTCGTCTTCCGCGTTATCCGGAACCGTAATACCGTAATTTAATCGGTAGTAGCCTTTGTACTCCGGTAATGCCAATAGTTTCGTTACATTGCTTTGTATGCCCGGGTTGTAAGCCACTTTACCGAACACAAACTCTGCTCCTGCGTCTTGCGCTATCGCCACATTTTCATGTTTGATTGCTGTTTCCGGTTTTGTGCCGCCTAGTACGCAGGTAATTGGTAAATCGTAATGCTTTGCTACCAGCGCTCCCATGCTCAAC